AATCAACACCACAGCAGAACAGACGTTCACGGTTAACGGTCTTCTCGCTGGAGATTTTGTGACCTGCAACAAGCCTACCGCGCAAGCGGGGTTGGGCATTGTGGGTTGCAGGGTCTCCGCGGCGAACACCCTCGCGATTACGTTCAGCAACAACACGGCGGGTGCTATCACTCCGACCGCAGCCCAGGTCTATCTGATCCTGGTGACGCGGCCCGATAGCACGATCACTGACGGCAACATCTAAAGGAAATCATCATGGCTCTCCCTAACTCTGGCGGTGGATTCCAATTCACCGATGGCAACACCAACGAAATTGTCATGGGCGTTCAAGCAGCGCCCCAGACGGCAACCACTACGGCCACTCTGACTGCTGCGCAAATTACCGGCGGTCTTTTGGTTGGCACCGCAGGCACCGGCGCCGTAAGCTATACGATGCCTACGGCAGCAGCAATCGACGCTGTGTTTACCAACGCAAAGGTCAACAGCACGTTTGATCTGAAGGTTGTTAACTTGGGCACTTCGTCCGGGGTGATCACGATGGTTGTTGGCACCGGCATCACTGCGGTTGGCAACTTGCTCATCGCTATCACTGGCAGTGCTGCTGGTGTTGGCGGCGCAGCGCAGTTCTTGTTCCGCAAGACTGGTGATGCTGCCTACACGGTGTACCGCATCGCGTAAAGCAACGCCCTCTACGCTCACAAGGCGTAGGGGGCACAAATTCTAGGGGCGATCTGTGGTAATCTATCTGAAGCACCCTGTACACGGCACCAAGGTTGCTATGGCAGAACTTGAGGCCGAGCAAGATGAGAAGAACGGCTGGGTAAGGTATACTCCGGGCGAGCAGGCACCAGTGAATGAACTGAGGCGCCGACGCAAGGAGTCTGAATGACCACCACTGCCGGGGACCAGATTAACGGGGCGCTGCGCCTGATCGGCCAACTTGCCGAGGGTGAGACGCCTTCCGCTGCTACGTCCCAGGACGCGCTCACCGCCATGAATCAGATGATCGATTCGTGGAGCACTGAGCGTCTGGCGGTGTTCAGCACCCAAGATCAGGTGTTCAGTTGGCTTCCGGGTTTTATCAGCCGCACGCTTGGCCCGACCGGCGACTTTGTCGGCAACCGGCCAATCCTGCTGGATGACTCGACCTATTTCAAAGACCCGTCAAACGGCGTCTCGTTTGGCATCAAGATTCTCAACCAGCAACAGTACAACGGCATTGCGGTAAAGACCGTGACCAGCACCTACCCACAGGTGATCTGGGTCAACATGGAATACCCCAACATCGACATGTACATCTACCCGGTGCCTACCAAGGTGCTGGAGTGGCACTTCATCTCAGTATCCGAGTTGACCCAACCGGCCACGCTGGCGACGGTGCTGTCCTTCCCGCCAGGCTACCTGCGGGCGTTCCGGTACTGTTTGGCTTGCGAGATCGCTGCTGAGTTTGGTGTCGAGCCTTCGCCGCAAGTCTCGCGGATAGCCATGACATCCAAGCGCAACTTGAAGCGCATCAACAACCCGGATGACATCATGTCGCTGCCGTACAGCATCGTGGGCACTCGTCAACGCTACAATATTTTCGCTGGCAATTACTAAGTGAAAACCCCTATCCTGGGCCAGTCATACGTTGCCCGCAGCATCAACGCTGCGGACAACAGGCTTGTCAACCTGTTTCCCGAAGCCATCCCTGATGGCGGCAAGGAAGCTGGGTTCCTGAACCGCGCCCCAGGATTGCAGTTCCTCCAGACGGTCGGCACCGGGCCTATCCGGGGCTTGTGGGCGCACCAGACTAACGGGTCGGACTTCTACGTCGTCTCGGGCATCCAAGTCTTCAAGCTCACCAGCACCAGCGCAACGCCTCAGTTGCTGGGCACCGTGTCGGGCACTGGGCCAGTGTCCATCGCGGACAACGGCGCCGTCATCTTCTTTGCCTGCAACGGTCCAAGCTACACCTACTTTGAGCCAACGGGTGCGTTCGACCAGATCACGGATGTCAACTTCCCCGGCGCTGTCACTGTCGCGTACATCGACAACCTATTCGTCTTCAATGAGCCAAACAGTCAGCGCATCTGGAGCGTTGACACGGTTGACCCGGTAACGGCGACGTACATCTACCCGCTGGTCTTCAACTCGCTGTACTTCTCCAGCGCCGATGGCTCGCCTGACGGTGTGGTGGCGATCAACGTAGACCACCGGCAGATGTGGGTGTTTGGTACTGACTCGGTCGAGGTCTGGTACAACGCCGGCCTAGCAAACTTCCCGTTGACGCCTGTCCAGGGCGCGTTCAACGAGATTGGTTGTGCGGCCCCCTACTCGGTTGCCAAGCTCGACAACGCGCTGTTCTGGCTGGGCACTGACGCTCGCGGGCAGGGCATTGTCTACAAGAACAACGGCTACAGCGGCGTCAGGGTCTCGACCCACGCTATCGAGTACGCTATCGCCCAGTACGGCAACATCTCCGACGCGGTAGCCTATACCTACCAGCAAGAGGGCCACGCCTTCTACGTCCTGAACTTCCCGTCAGCCAGCAAGACCTGGGTCTACGATGTGTCGGTGCAAGCCTGGCACGAACGCGCCAGCGGCAACGAAGGCCAGTACCGGCACAGGTCGAACTGCCAGTGCAACTTCGGTGGCACGATCATCGTCGGCGACTTTGAGAACGGCAACATCTACGCCTTTGATCTGGATGTCTACGCCGACAACGGTCAGATTCAGCGGTGGCTGCGGTCATGGCGGGCGTTGCCGACCGGTCAGAACAACCTGAAGCGCACGGCGCACCACTCGCTGCAACTCGACGCCGAGTCTGGTGTTGGGCTGAACGGGATTGATCCCTTTGCGCCGCTGAAGAATCTGCTGGCCGAGGGGTTCCCGTTTCTGGCCACAGAGTTGGACGATGACATAACCACTGAGGCCGGCATTGGGCTTCTGGCTGTCACGCCAATCACTACGTCTGACGACTTGCTGACCGAGTCGGGCGAGGACATCCTCGTGTCTGTAGCTACGGTGCAAGGCGTCAATCCGCAAGCCATGCTGCGCTGGTCGGACGATGGTGGCCACACTTGGTCGAACGAGCACTGGCGCTCGATGGGCGCTATCGGTCAGTACGGCTACCGCACCATCTGGCGCCGCCTTGGCATGACCGAGAAGCTCCGTGACCGGGTCTATGAGGTCTCAGGCACTGACCCGGTGAAGATTGCCATCATGGGCGCTGAACTGTTCATCACCCCAACCAATGCTTAATCTCACCCAAGTCCCGGCGCCGCGAGTGCCCCTTGTTGATAGCAACACGGGGCTGGTGTCGACGGAGTGGTTTCGGTTCTTCAACGGGCTGTACGCAATTGTTGGGGAAAACCAGAACACCATCCAGCCAGTCAACGGCGGCACGGGGCTGTCGGCTATCCCCACGAATGGCCAGTTGCTCATCGGCAACGCTACCGGGTACACACTCAACACACTGACGCCAGGCGCTGGCATCAGCATCACCAACGGCGCTGGCAGCATCACGCTTGCCAACGCGGGCGTGTCGTCCTGGTCTGGCGGCGCTACTGGCCTGACCCCAGCCACGCCGGCCACCGGCGATGTCATCTTGTCGGGCCTGCTCAACGTCGCAAGCGGCGGCACAGGGCAGAGCAGCTACACCAACGGTCAGCTACTGATTGGCAACACCGCCGGCAACACGCTGGGCAAGGCGACGTTGACCGCAGGCAGCGGGATCGCAATCACCAATGGCGCTGCTTCGGTTACCATTGCATCAGACAAAGCCTACGGTTCGTTTTACGATACCACGACCCAATCTGGCGTTGCCCTTACAGCCACAGCAATTACGTTCAATTCAACGAGTTTATCATATAACGTAGCTATCGGGTCGCCAACATCTAGAATTGTTGTAACTCGCGCAGGCATATACAACATTCAATTTAGCGCGCAAATATCAAACCCTTCTGCTTCAATTGACGATGTAACTATATGGATTCGGCAGAACGGGGTTAATATAGCCGACTCTGCTGGTATTGTTGGTACTCCAGAAAAGCACGGCGGCATCGATGGGCATACGGTCATTGGTTGGAACTACATTCTGCAAGCCGCCGCCAACGATTATTTTGAGTTGTATTGGATTACTGATAGCGGTACAACTCAACTCTTGACTTATCCGGCATCCGCATCGCATCCGCGAGCGCCGTCGATGATTTTGACCGTACAACAGGTATAACATGAGCACAATCCTCTCCCCAGCCCCAAAGCTGCAATTCTTCACCGAAGGCGGCATTCCGTTGGCGGGTGGGAAGCTCTACTCCTACGCTGCGGGCACCACGACGCCGCTGGCAACGTACACCACATCGTCTGGCATCCAGAACAACACCAACCCAATCATCCTCGATAGCCGGGGCGAAGCGGCGGTGTGGCTGGGTGCGGCCTCGTACAAGCTCACGCTGACCGACTCCAACGACGTAGAGATTTGGACGGTTGACAACATCACTACGCAAGACGCCATGAACGCTTTGACCGCGTTTGAGGCCAGTCTTGCCAGTTCCCAAGGCTCATCGCTTGTTGGCTACGCCCCTGCGTCTGGTCCGCCAAACCGCACGGTGCAGTCCAAGCTACGCGATGTGGTCAGCGTCAAAGACTTCGGCGCTGTCGGTGACGGCACTACGGATGACACCACCGCGCTGCAAGCGGCCATCGCCTACTGCGAGAATGTTGAACAGTACGGTGGGCGGGCGCTGTACATCCCCGGCGGTCGGTACAAGATCAGCGCCGCACTGACTCTCAGCAAAGAGTTCATCACGATCTTTGGCGATGGCGCTTGGGAGTCCCAGATTTACGCTGTTGGCTTAGCCACCAGCGCCTTGGCTACAGCCAACATAGAGTACCTGCGCCCGTTTCTGCATGACTTTGGCATTGTCAACACCGGCACCGGCAAGGGCATCGACTTTAGCAACATCTTTGGCCAGGTCTACTTGGGCGAGTTGAAGAACCTCTACATCGAGTCGGGCGACGATGGGTTCTACGCCCCGCGCTTCTTCTCGATGGTGATGATGAACGTCTCATCGCTCAGTCGGACGGGCCACTCGTTCCGCGTTGCCTGCGGGCCTGGCGTCAACTGGATCGGCTGCTACGCGCTAGAGTG